ACGGGTTCGTATACTCTGAATGCTTTGCTGTCTGGATCTTTGTATGGGGGCATTCCGAACAATAAGATTACGGCACTGGCTGGTGAACAGGCGACTGGTAAAACTTTCTTCTGTTTCAACATCTTGAAAACTTTTCTTGATGATAATCCAGATGGCGTTGTTCTTTACTTTGATTCAGAGCAAGCGATCACTTCACAGATGTTTGAAGAACGTGGCATCGATTCCACTCGTGTTGCAGTGTTCCCTGTTTCAACCATCGAAGAGTTTCGTCATCAGATGATTCAAGTTGCCGATACTTATCGTGCAGAAAAAAACAAGAAGCCTATTCTTGTGATTCTTGATTCACTTGGCAACTTGTCTACGCTGAAAGAAATGGAAGACACTGCGAGCGGCAAGAACGTGCGGGATATGACAAAAGCCCAAGCGTTGAAGGCAACTTTCCGAACGCTCACCGTCAAGTGTGGTTCGGCTGGCATTCCGCTGCTGATTACAAACCACACCTATGATGTCGTTGGGTCTTACGTTCCGATGAAAGAGATGTCCGGTGGCTCCGGTCTGAAATACAACGCAGGCACAATCGTGTTCCTGTCCAAGAAGAAAGTCAAGGACGGCACGGATGTGGTCGGCAACATCATCAAGTGTAAACTGCACAAGTCTCGTGTCACCAAAGAAAACTCTATCGCAGAAACTTTGTTGAACTATGAGTCTGGTCTTTCACCTTATTACGGGTTGACAGAAATCGCAGTGAAGTACGGGGTCTTCAAGAAAGTCTCGACTCGCATCGAACTTCCTGATGGTCGTAAAGTGTTTGAAAAGAATATCAACGACAAGCCCGAAGATTTCTATACTGATGAAATCATGGAACAACTTGAAGTGGCTGTTGGTAAGGAATTCAAGTATGGTTCAGCAGTCGTAGATGAGGAAACCGTAATTGAAATCGAATCAACCGATTGATATTGTTGAGCGAACAAAGTCATACAATGAAAATCATTGTTGGCAGTATGATATTCGTGTAAACAATCTCGAACGAGATCTGACAGAAGCAGGTATCTCCCCTGAAAAGATGGGGAGTATATCTGTTTCAGATTTTACTTTCAAGCCACTTATAACAAAAGAAGAAAGAAATCAGGCAAAGGATTTTATTCTTCGTCACGAGTGGCTTGGTAATCTATCACAGTACACAACTCATTGGTTCGGAGCATTCTACAACAATCCAGACGCAGGGCTGTTTGGAAAGGATGTGATGGCAGGTGTAATTCTTATGAATATGCCAAACGCATTTAGCAAGATGCTGGGTGAGGAAACAAAAGAATTAGAAAGATTGATAAGTCGGGGTGCGTGTATTTCATGGAGTCCTAAAAATCTTGCATCAAAATTTATGATGTGGACAATCCAGTGGATGGTAAAAAATACTCAGTATCGATTGTTCACTGCATACTCAGATCCCACAGCAAAAGAGTTAGGAACAATTTATCAATCATGTAATTTTTATTATATTGGTCAAAATTCAGGAACCACAACAAGATACGTAAACCCATATACAGGCAAAGTTGTTTCGGACAGATTTTTTCGTCAAAGAAGTGCATATAAAAAGTATGCTAAAGAATTGAATATAGAATGGCAAAAAAGTTGGTGTTCAAACACGGGTATGTTGTGGGATAATATTCCAAACGAAATCGAAACAAAACTTAGATCCCACAGTAAGTCGAAACAAAGTGGATCGAAAAGGATTGACTTTCCCTCCAAGCACAAGTATGCTTATGTTCAAGGAAAAACGAAAGCGGAGACGAAGAAATTGAGAAAGCAGTTTGAAGAAAAAAATAAAACTTGCCCATATCCGAAGGAGCGAGGCAAATGATGAAGTACAAATTTGTTGAGGGCAAGAACACTGGTGAGCATGCGATCCAGATCGACGAAGGCAAGTATGCCGATGTCGTTTATGTTTATGGCAAAGTCGGTATTGATGAAAGAACAAATGATTGTCGGCTATACTTTGATTACAATATCCTTGACAACAGCGAAGTTGTAGAAGATGATGACGATTTCAAGGAAGTCATTGGCGACATTCTTGTTGATCTTTTAGAAAACCATTTAGAGGAAGGTGATATCGATGGAGACAGTCGAAACGATCATTCTGAGAAATCTGATTCACAATGAGGGTTACACCCGTCGTGTGCTTCCATTTCTAAGTGAAGAATATTTCAAGGACAGGAACGAGCGAGCAATCTATGGATTGATTCGTGACCATGTTCACCGATACAATAAGGCTCCGAACAAGGATGCACTTGGTGTAGCGTTAGATAACCGTGGTGGTCTGTCGGAGCAAGCGTACAAAGAATGTAAGTCGATTGCTTCAAGCATCGCTGATTCGTCCTCCTCCGATGACACAGACTGGTTACTACACGAAACAGAAAAGTTTTGTAAAGACAAAGCAGTTTACAATGCCATCATTCGGTCGATTGAAATTATCGATGGGAAATCAAAAAACGAAACGAAGAATGCAATACCAAATATTTTGTCTGACGCACTTTCGGTATCTTTTGATCAACAGATTGGTCACGACTACATCACAGATGCCGATGACCGCTTTGACTTTTACCATCGCGTAGAACACAAGATTCCGTTTGATCTTGACATGTTCAATAAGATCACCAACGGTGGTGTGCCGAAGAAAACCTTGAATGTGATTCTTGCAGGTACAGGTGTTGGTAAGTCTTTGTTCATGTGTCACCATGCTGCAAACTGCTACGCTGCAAATCTAAATGTGTTGTATATCACATGTGAAATGGCAGAAGAACGAATCGCGGAACGCATCGATGCAAACCTGATGGATGTAACGATGGACGAACTTCGGCACTTGTCAAAAGTTGCCTACGATAAAAAGTTGTCAAAGGCAACCGGAAGCGTAAAGTCTCGTCTGATTGTAAAGGAATATCCTACGGCTACAGCAAATGTAAATCACTTCCGTCACTTGTTGGAGGAGTTGAAACTAAAGAAAAACTTCACTCCCGATATAGTCTTTATTGATTATTTGAATATTTGCTCTTCGGCAAGATTCAAGATTGGTGGGAACACAAACTCGTACATGTATATCAAGTCCATTGCGGAAGAACTTCGTGGCTTGGCAGTGGAGTGGGATGTTCCGATCTTTACGGCAACACAAACGAACAGAACAGGTTTTGCGTCCAATGATTTTGGGCTTGAAGATACTTCTGAATCTTTTGGTTTGCCCGCGACAGCAGATCTCATGTTTGGTTTGATTGCAACAGAAGAACTTGACGAACAAAGTCAAATCATGGTAAAGCAGTTGAAGAATCGCTACAATGATGTGGCAACAAATAAGAAATTTGTGATCGGAATAAATAGAGGTAAGATGATGCTCTATGATGTGAGCAATGCAGATAAAACGTTTGTAGGGTCTGGACAGAATGCTGATGATATGGTAGACTCTGCGGGTGTTGGTTTCAATGGGGAAAACTTCGACGAGAAGTTCCATTCTAATAAAAATAAATTCAATTCATTGAGGTTTGAAGATGTCTGAAAAAAATTACAAGCGTACATATAATCCTTTCAAGGATCCTCGTAACCATCTTTATGGTATGGACCGTGAAGAGTTGGAAGAGTGGCGACAATGGGCAGATGAGTGGAAGCGTTCGGGAAGCCGAAAGCAACTTCGTGAATCCGTAAACAAGTCTCGCCGCAATGACCGCATTTCTTGATAAAAAGTTTATCAACCTAGTTTCATCTCAGTTAGAAAAATTCAAGTGGCAAAGAGCCACATTGGCTAACTGTAGGTGTCCTTTGTGTGGTGACTCGCAAAAGAACAAGAACAAGTGTCGTGGCTACTTCTACGAACGTGATGCTCGCTACTATTATAAGTGTCACAACTGTAGTGCGGCGACAACAGTTTCAGGATTTCTTGAAAAGGTCAATCCATCTTTGTACTCTGAGTTTCGACTAGAGTGGCTCAAAGAAAAAAGTGGTGAGACGCGAGATGTTCGTGGAATCACAAATACAAATACGGCACAGAAACTTGCTTCAAAAGTAAATGTGCATCGTGGTAAGTTGAAGCATGTTCTTAGGATCAGTGAACTTGAACGCAATCATGCCGCTCGGATTTATCTGGAAAACAGATTGATCCCCGAGAGTAAGTTTGATGATTTGTTTTACACTGATGACTTTGCCAAAGTGGCAGAACAAGTGAATCCACAAACAGTTTTGAAACAAGAGGCAAGAATCATCATTCCTTTTTATAGCGATGATGGAAACATTGTCGGTGTTCAAGGTCGTGCATTAGATCCAAATGCTTTACGGTATATTACTATCAAGGCATCGGGTCAGGAAAGATTATTTTATAATCTTGACAAGATTGACACAAACAAAAGAATCTATGTGACCGAAGGTCCGTTTGATTCAATGTTCTTACCAAACGCAGTTGCTATGGTGGGTGCGTCCAAGTCAGTCAATCTTCCCGACAAGTTGCGTATGGGTGATGTGGTATTTTGTTTGGACAATGAACCACGTAGCATTGAAATTGTCAACATGATGAGAAACTTGATTGCAAAAGAACACAAAGTTTTTATTGCAGATCACAGACTCGGCGAAAAGGATATCAACGAAATGATTCTATCTGGAAAAACAATAGAAAATGTCGTTGAATACATTGACGAGAATACTTACGGTGGTATACTTGCCCAAGCGGCACTGAGCCAGTGGGAGAGGACTACAGAAAGATGGAAAATTTGAAAACAAATATTATGCACGGTCTGTATTCTATTGACCACAACATTGAGTATCGTCAAATTGTTGATGTTGCATCTGATTGGTTCTTGGACAAATACAATATGCAAGATCCAGACATGACTATCAAAATGAATCTTACAAATTCTACAAACCTAAAGTGTTGGGGTGAGTCATTTCAAGTTGACTACAGTTTGAAAATTTATAGCGTTAGCATCGCCACCGATCAGTACCTTCGTGACTTCCTTGCAACACTAATGCACGAACTCGTTCATGTTTATCAATGGGTGCGTGGTGAGTGGGAGGATGATGGTGAGAAAGAAGCCGAGGACAAACAGTATGAACTCGCGGATGAGTTTTGGAAGGAAGGATTGATCCGATGATTGGTAAAATTTTATGGTGGTTTTTGTGTTTAGGAAAATGTGGAGTAAGAACTAAATGAATGTATTGGGCGAAGGAAAAGTTGATCTGATTGATTACATGGGTTCGGACTTGATGGTTGCGAATGCAGCAAGAGTCTCATTCAACAAAGAGTCGCAGTGGACCATTGATCTCGAAGCCGAGAAACGGCTGAAAGAATCTGAGTGTCACTTCACTCCAGACATGATCGAAAAACTTGATGAAAAAGATGAAAAGTTGATTCGGTATCTTGCCAAACACAAGCACTGGACTCCATTCTCACATCCGCAGATCACTCTTCGCGTCAAGGCTCCTGTGTCAATTCGCACACAGTTGTTCAAGCACAAAGTGGGACTCACTGAAAATGAGGTATCCCGTCGTTACGTAAAAGATGATCCTACCTTTTATATTCCGCACTGGCGGACACAACCAATCGGTGGTGCAAAACAAGGTAGTGAGGATTTTATGGAAGACAAAAACAAAATCAAATTCTATGATGAACAAATGAACAATCTTTGCAGATATTCTTTTGACCTTTATAGAGAACTTATAGATAAAGGCATCGCACCAGAACAAGCAAGGTTCTGTTTGCCACAAGCAATGTTTACTGAATGGTACTGGACGGGTAGCCTTGCGGCGTTCGCAAGGGTTTGTAGTCTTCGGCTTGACGAACACGCTCAATGGGAGGTTCGTCAATATGCCAAGGCAATTGGCTCTCTCGTCGGACCATTGTTTCCGGTTTCTTGGAAGTATTTGTGCGACGGAAAGGAAAATGAATGAGTCTACCAACGCTTTACCAATCTTTTATTCATACTTCAAGGTATGCAAGATGGCTTCCAGAGGAGAGTCGCCGAGAAACTTGGGACGAAACGGTTTCAAGATATTTTGATTTCTTTGTGACGAATCTTCAAGAAAAACATGGATACCGTGTGTCTCCCGAAGAGCGAAAAGAACTTGAAGACGCGGTTATCAACCTTGAAGTGATGCCGTCGATGCGAGCGTTGATGACGGCGGGTGAAGCATTGAAGCGTGATAACGTCGCAGGATACAATTGCTCATACGTCGCTGTGAATCGCCTCAGAGCCTTTGACGAAATTCTGTATGTTCTTATGTGCGGAACTGGCGTGGGCTTCTCAGTGGAACGTAGGGAGGTAGACAACCTTCCTGTGATTGCCGAGGATTTCCATCCGACAGAAACGACGATTGTGGTAGCCGACTCAAAGATTGGTTGGGCAAAAGCCTACAAAGAACTTGTTTCACTTTTGTCAAATGGTCAGGTTCCAAAGTGGGATGTGAGTAAAGTACGTCCAGCAGGCGACCGATTGAAAACTTTTGGTGGTCGCTCGTCCGGTCCTGCTCCGTTGGTAGATTTGTTTGAATTTACAGTAGCCACCTTCCAAAAATCGGCTGGTCGTAGACTCACTTCTATTGAGTGTCACGACATCGTTTGCAAGATCGCAGAGATTGTCGTGGTCGGCGGTGTTCGTCGCTCGGCTTTGATTTCTCTTTCTTCTTTGCAAGATGATAGAATGCGTGATGCCAAGTCCGGTCAATGGTGGGTCACTGATGGACAGCGTGCATTGGCGAACAACTCAGCCGTTTACGATGGTCCTGTTGAAGTCGGTCAGTTTATGGAAGAATGGCTTTCGCTCTACAAGTCAAAAAGTGGTGAGCGTGGTATCTTCAATCGGGAAGCAACAAGAGAGGGTATCAATCGAAACAAAGATAATCGAGGCAAGGAAGACCGACAAAGAGAAACCGAACATAACTTCGGAACGAATCCATGCTCTGAAATTGTTTTGCGTGATTGTGAATTCTGCAATCTCACCGAAATGGTCGTGAGAGCCGATGACACTCGTGAGTCACTTATGCGAAAAGCAAGACTCGCCACGATCCTCGGAACTTGGCAATCCACCCTGACAGATTTTAGATATTTGTCATCTTCGTGGAAGAAAAATTGTGAAGATGAAAGATTGCTCGGCGTTTCGATGACTGGCATCATGGACTGCGAACGCACCAACGGTAAAGATGCAGGACTTGAAAAATTACTTTGTGAATTGCGTCAAGAGGTGGTCGATGTGAATCGTGAATATTCAAAAAATATTGGAATCGAACAATCCGTGGCAACCACTTGCGTGAAGCCCTCTGGAACTGTCTCACAACTCGTTGACGCGGCTTCTGGCATTCATGCGAGACACAATCCACATTACATTAGAACCGTTCGTGCGGACAATAAAGACCCTCTCTGTCAATTCATGAAAGACCAAGGTTTCCCTCATGAAGCCTGTGTCATGAAGCCAGAAAATGTCACCGTCTTCTCCTTCCCAGTGAAGGCTCCCGAAAATTCTGTTTTCAGAACCGATATGACGGCAATCGAACAATTAGAACTTTGGTTGAGTTATCAACTATTTTGGACAGAACACAAGCCATCAGTGACAATCACAGTCAAGGAAAATGAATGGTTTGAAGTTGGTGCATGGGTTTGGAAAAATTTAGATAATATTTCAGGAATTTCATTCCTTCCACATTCGGATCACACCTATAAGCAGGCTCCATATCAGGACTGCACGGAGGAAGAATATGAAGAATTATTAGAAAAATTACCAAAAAGTACAAATTGGTCTTTATTGAAAAATTATGAACAGGAAGATAACACGGCAGGATCCCAAACAATGGCATGTTCTGGAGATTCCTGCGAAGTCGTAGATTTGTCTTGACAGACGGTATACATACGACTACAATTTTGATGTCAAACCATCTGACTTTTAGATGGAGCCTAACATAAGGAGAATTATATGGCTACTAAGACACCTAACGAATGCCCTACATCGTGTAGTGGCGGTTGCATTTGCAGGTTCCTCTCGCGGATTGGGCTTTGTCGCTCAACCCTCGTGACCCTTGCCCTCGTCCCTTTCGCATGGGATGGCGTTGAATGGTTCGTCAATTCGATCCGTTCACTCTTCGATCTCGTTTCTGGAGTCGGAGGCTAATATGGCTTTTGCAAGTGTACTGTGTCTTTCTGCTATTGCCGCAGCAGGAGATATTGAGTTTAGCGGCGTTGGACAAACTGTTGTGACATCTATTGATGGTGTCGAGACTTTGGATACTCGGTTGTTGCTTGGTGCATACGGCGAATCCAAGGGTGCTGTTTATGGTTTCGCTTTTGAAACCAATGCCGATCTCGACGATGCAACACTTTGGGAAGCCTATGTTGGTGCTGATCTCGGTGGTCTTGATGTCACCGTTGGTCGTTTCCAGCGTAACTTTAGTGCTGAACTCGCAATGTCCGATTACACCTACGGTCTTGGTCTTACCAACTCCAGTGTTTTCGGGCGGAACGGCGTTGTCGTTGACGGCGTGTCGTTCGGAGGAAACGTCGGTGACGCTTCCTTCTCTTTGGACATCATTGGAGATGATGTCTTTGATGGAGACTCCGTGACTTACGGTGGTCGTGTTGAACTTGGAGCATTGGGCTTCGGTTTCGTCGGTGAAGATGCGGAAATTTGGACTGTTGACATCTCTGGTGATGACGGTTTCATTTCCTATACCGATGACAATGGCGAATGGGTCGCCGTTGCACAAGGAGTTTTGTTTACCATTGAAGATACCTTCTCTGGTTATGGTCGTGTCGAATACGATCATCTTGACGAAACCACATTCGCCGTTGGCGGCGTGTGTGAATTCCAAGAGGGCGTTGCTGCTCTCGTTGAATATGATGATCGGGACGAAGGAATTCGTGCCGGTTTGAGATTCACCTTCTAAAAAAGGTTTGCTTATGTAGAGAACAGCCCATCGAAAGGTGGGCTGTTTTCGCATACATACTTGTATGGGATTCAATAGAGAACTGATTGACGAAGAATTTGAAGCGTTGCTCAAGCAAGACACCTTTAGCGGTGATTTTGATTTTGGGTTTGCGGACGAAGTTGAGGTATCTGAAGTTTCTGGTGCAGCAAATGATGCGAAAGAACAGTTGGACAAACTTGAAAAGTTGATCCTACCAATTCTTTATAATCTAAAAAAGAATCCAGAGAAAGATTATATTGTGTGGGATGGTGCGAAAAGATCTGCTGCATGTGAAGCACAAATTCAAAGGATTCTCGAAATCACAAGGTTATGAAGGTAAGAAAGTTTTTAGTTGATATGTGGAATGGAAGAACGCAACAAGAATTAGAAAGTTATATCTCAGATGTATGGAACGGTCGCACCGGAGTAGGGGATGCGGTCAAGATAATGATCGACACCGCATCGAAAGGTAAGATCAAACAATGTGGAGGCTGCATAAAACGACAGCAATATTTGAATGAACTCTTCTCAAAATCAAAAAAGAATATCAATAGCCGGGATTGATTACTCGCTCAACGGACCTTGTGTTTGTGTATTTTGTGGGGACGATAAGTTCTCATACAAACAATGTTCTTTTTATTATTTGACAAATACAAAAAACGTAACTGGAGTTTTCAAGTATCGATTCCACGGTGAACTTTTCAACGAATTCAATCATGAGTGTCAACGATATGATTCGATCTCTGATTGGGCAGTTGATAAAGTTTTAGGTTGTAACTATGTTGGTCTAGAAGGATACGCATACGGAGCCTCGGGTCGTGCCATATTTCAGATTGCAGAGAACTGTGGACTTCTCAAATATAAACTATGGGAAGCCGGTATCACAGTCGATGTGATCGCACCTACAAAAATAAAAAAAGAAGCAACGGGAAAAGGCAACTCTGACAAGCGTAAAATGGTTGATGCTTTCCACCTAGACACGGGTGTAGATTTACAGAAACTTATAACGCCAAAACGGGCAACCATAGGGTCACCCGTTTCAGACATTGCTGATGCTTATTTTATTTGCAAGTCTGCTTACGAGGCTTACGCAAAAATTCAAACCAGATAAGATAACCCGAGACTACGAGGGCAATAGCCCATCCAAATATAGCCACGGGTCCGAAACTTTTTTTGAGGCATTTTCCTCCATACGCTGGTAGGTGTCAACTCCAAGAGCATCACC